TCGCTCAGCATCATGAAAGCCCCGCCGAACGTCACCCCGTTCAGGTACAGGAACAGGTCGCCGCTCAGGATCGCGCTGCTGTCCGCCAGCACCGTCCCGTCGTTCATCGTCAGCTTCTCTTCCATCGTGTCCTCCTGTTACGGTCCAGCCTGGATCTCGATCGTTTCGGCCTCGCCGGGCGCCGGCGCAGCCTCTCCGCGCATCAGGTCTTCCTTCACCTGCTGCAGCATCTGCCAGATCACGCTCAGTTTCCCGACGTTTTCCTCCGTCGCCGGCACGGCCAGTCCTTCCAGCGCCTTTTCCGCGATCTGGATCTTTACTGCGTTCTCGTTCATTTTTTCCTGTCCTCCTGTTCTTATGTCCTGAATACGAACCGCCGGCTGCTCCCGTCCACCGTCACGTCGATGTAGTGGTACGTGTACCGCGTGTCCAGGTCGTAGTTTTTCGCCGCCCCGCTGGGCTGGCTGTTGCTTTCGCTCGCGTAATTGCTCCAGCTCCACGTCGGATCCCCGCTGTACGTCGCCTGCACGCTCTTCCCTGTGTCCACGATCGTCCCGGGCGCGCTGCTGTTCCGTGCGCGGATCGGGATCGTCACGGTCTTCCCGTCCCAGCTGGGCGTCCCGCCGGCGATCTCCGTGTAGCAGCTCTGGTTCTGGGGGTTTGCCTTCGCCGTAAAAACGCCGCTGCTCCACCCCATTGTCCAAGAAGCAACGGCTCTGCTAAAAGTTACCGATCCAACGGCTTTTCCGTTGGCGCGCCTGAACTTCAGCGTGATGTTCCCGCCGGATTCTTCCTTTGTGACCCCCACGAAGCAGTCCATCAGGTCCTCGTTGTTTCCGTATCCGTAGCTCGTGGACCGGATCCCTCTGGAAAAGTCTGCCGTTCCGGATACGCTCAGCCGCTTCACCGAAACGACCGTCAGCTTGGCGATCTGGGAGCTGATATACTCCGCCGTGATCTTCTTCGCGATCGTTTCGCCCAGCAGGTGGATCTTGTCCGCCTCGATCACGGCCTTGCTGCTGCCGTCCTCGTTGATCGCGATGCAGATCTCCGCGGCCTTGATGAAGTTTTTGCCCTTGTTGGTGCCGACCACCATGCCGACCTTCCCGGCCTCCACGTTGATCTTCCCCAGCAGGCTTTCGTCCTCTTTTACCCGTTGTTCGGCTTCCAGGCTGATCGCTTTCTCGCTCATCTCGATCCGTGTCTCATGCTCGACGATCGCGCCCTGGGCCTGCGTCACCTTCTGGTGGATCCCTTCGCCGTCCACGAAGATGCTGGCCACCCTCGACCAGTCCTTGTCCGCCCCGGGCCCGGCCACGGCTTCGGCCACCATGCCGACGTGCTCGTCGGTATCGACGAACCACGCGTGATCCTCGCCCGCTTTTTTCGCGCCGGCCCGTCCGCCGCCGCCCTTCGCGACCTCGTCCTGGATCCGGTTGACGATCGTGGCGATGTCCTCCTGCTGGTTCGCCATCGTCACCGTGACCTTCATCTTCTCCGCGATCTTGTTCGCCCAGGACATCTTCGTGACCCGTTCCGTGATCGTCGTCCCGGCTTCCGGCAGCGGGATCCTGCAGCGCCTTCCGACGGTGATCTTGTCCAGGGCTTCCCCGGTGTCTTTGCTCAGGTCCAGCCCCGTCACCGTCACCGTCACGATCGGCTCGCAGTGCCGCAGCAGCCGCTGGTACGCCCACGCGTACAGCGCTTCCGGCGTCTCCTGGCTCTGGTCCGTTTCCACCTTGCACACGATGCCCCAGGTGCCCTCGTTCCGGCTGATAAAGTCCCCGGGAATGTGGATATTGTCCTTCCCGATCGGATAGATCCGGGTGTACATCCGGCTGCGGTCGATCTGGATCTGCATCGTGGAGATGTTCCGGCTCATCCGCATCTCGCTCTGGAAGCCCGTCGGCTGGTTTTTGATGTACAGCGTGAAGGGGTGCTTCGTCAGGTCGTATTCCCACTGCACGTTGCTCATGCTCGCCGTGATCGTCTCCATGGCGGCCCATACCGTGTCGCCGTTGAAGCTGTACGGATTCGTCGGGTTCTGGTCCATGCCGCCCAGGCGCCAGTCGTCCTGCCTGGCCATCGCGTAGGCCGCGGCCTGCGATGCCGTGCAGCTCTTCGCGTTCGGGTTTCCCGTGATGTCCGCCGGCTTCGCCTCGCCGAAGATGCACCGGTCCTTCAGTGAGTTGATCACATGCTCCAGGGTGATCGTCCGCGTCTGGGTGTCCACGTTCTCCTGCGTCGTCTTCACCCGGTAGATCACGCCCGCGCCCGGATCCTCCTCGTCCTTGATCCAGTCGCCCACGCTGATCGCCGGCGCGTCCGGCCCCAGCGTCACCACCGCCGTGCTGTTCTTTTCCTCCAGGTTCAGGCTCATGGCCTCCGGCACAAACCTGTTTTTGATGTTCAGGCTGTGCCCGTTCAGCAGGATCATGCTCATACGAACCGCCCCCTGCATTTCACCGTCAGCCGGCACGCGCGCTGCGCGGTGAAACTGAAGGCGCAGTCACCCGGATCCGCCAGGAATTCGTCCGCGCTGCCTTCCGTCCGGTACTTCAGCACGCTCCTGTAACTGCCCGCCGTGTTTTTGATCCGGATCCGGATCACGTTCTTCCCCTTCGTGATGCTGTGATCGATCACCAGGCTCTCGTCCGCGTTCATTCCCAGCGTCGTGAAGCTCATGCTCTTCCCGCCGATCGTGATCGTCGCCTGGTCGATCTTTTTGCCGCTCATGTTCAGCAGCTCCGCGTTCATCGCCGTCTTCGCGCTCCCGGCCACCGCGATCACGCCGCTGGTCCCGCTGCTGGTCTTTGTCGTCACGCTCACTTCGTCTTTTTCCTGCCAGTAGGGCACCGCCCGCGCCCGGAAGGTGATCGTGTACTCGCTCAGCCGCTTCCACAGGTCGCCCTCTCCCGGCGTCACAATCTCGTCCACGTACAGCCGCCGGTTCGGTTTGTAGTTGATCTCCAGCCAGCCGCCCTGCACGGCCCAGGCGTTCACCGCCTCCAGCACTTCGGCCCGTTCCTCGATCACGTCCCGCCGGATGTTCATGCTGAAGCGCACCTGGACCTCCACGCTCTCCCGGCGTTTCCCGGTGATCCGCGTGCCGTCTCCCGCGCCCGTGGCCACCGCGGTCACCGTGTCCTTGCCGGCGCCGCCGTCGACCCCCTTGATGATGATCCGCGGGTCGATGCTGTCCAAATGCACGCCGCCCAGCTTCACCCTGTGCGCCAGCCGCATCCTCTCACCCTTTCTTCCTGTCCGTTTATTGGATACTCATCGCGATCTCCCGGCTCACATACGGCGCCAGGATCCGCCCGGCCGCCTGGCCGTCGATGTCCACCCGCAGGCCGCTGATGCCGTTCCGCGCGCCGGCCATCACCTGCTGCGGCAGGCTGGCCAGCACCTGGTTCATGCCCTGCACGTCCTGGCTCGTCACGCCGTTCTCGTTCGGCGCGGCCCAGCTGCCCGTCGTCCGCCACCATTCTTCCGGCAGGTCCTCGATCCCGCGCCACTCGTCGTTGTCGTCGTGCTCTTCCCGCAGCGCGTCCATCAGGGCGTTCATCTTGTTGAATAGCTCTTCGTTCCCGCCGAAGGCTTTTTCGAAGTTGTCCCAGTCCTCGTCCGTGAAGTCGCCGTCGTCCCGCCACGCGTCCCAGAAGGCGTTCGCCGCGTCCCGCATCTCGTCCGTGAAGACGTCCATCCACTCGCCGGTCTGCCTGTTTTTGTGGTACACCTGCGCGTCCGGGTTGCGCTTCGGCCCGCCGCGTTTTCCTTCCGGTACCGTCGGGACCTCCTCGTCCACCGCGCCCCAGTTCCATTCGTAGTTGAGCTCCAGGAAGTCCAGGAAGCCCTGCACGTCCGTCTTCCCCGCAGAAATCGCCGCCGATACCTGCGCCAGCCGGTCCGGCGTCAGGTCCCAGGTCTTCCGGCCCGCTTCCCCGCTGTCCCGGGCAAAGTTCAGCCCGTAGCGCTTCTCCGCCGCGGCCATCAGCTCGTTGAAGTTGTCGTTATATCCGCCCAGCGCGTTCTCCCAGAATTCGTTGTTCAGGTTGCCGTTCGCGTCCGTCAGGTCGTTGTTCCCGCCTTCCGCCGGCGTCACCAGCGTGATCAGGCCGGCCAGCCACGGCACCGCCTTCAGCGCCGTCGCTGCGAAGCTCTTCGCCCATATCGCGCCCGCTGTGCCGCCCACGGCCTCCACCGCGCTGGTCGTCACGCTGATCCCCTTGAAGGCTTTGATCGCCTCGATCTGCATGATGATACTGCCCAGGCTCCCGGCCACCGCGGCCAGTTTGCCCAGCAGCCACACGCCGAAGATCGCTTCGAAGGCGATCTTCACTTCGTCCTGGTGCTTGATCATCCAGTCCAGCGCCTCCGTCAGGCCCACCAGGATGTCGCCGATCGCCTTTGTCACCGGGTCGTCGCTCTCCTGCAGCTCCTGGCCCACTTCGTTCAGCACGCCGATCGCTTCCGTCACGGCCTCGCCCAGCCGCCGGAAAAAGCTCTCCAGGTTCGTCCGGATCTTCTCCAGCGCGGCCTCCCGCTCGCTCTCGTCCTTTGCGTTCAGGAATTCGGCCACGCCGTCCATCGCGCCCTCGACGTTCACCAGCAGGTCCAGCGCCACGCCGCCCAGGCCGGCGGCAAACTGGTCCTTCAGGTCCTGCCATTTCGTTTCGATGTTGCTGACCACCAGGTACAGGTCGTTCATCGTCCCGATCTCGTCCGACGTCAGGCCGTAGCTGCCCTCGCCGTTGAACCGTTCCGGATTGCTGCGCCAGCCTTCGATCCATTCCCCGTTGGCGCCGGTGTGCCCCTCTGCGTTCGCCAGGAACCAGGCCACGTCCGCGGCCTTCTTCGCGCCGAAGATCTCGCTCATCGTGCTGTCGGTCCACTGCTGGCCCAGCTCCGCGCTGCGCTTGTTCAGCTCGTCCAGCACCGCCAGTGTGTACTGCACGTCATTCTGGTAGTTTTCCTTGCTGATCCCCAGCAGCTCCGTGATCTTCTTCTCTTTCCCGCCGAAGCTCAGCCGGTTGACCACCGCCGTGAATTTCTCAAAGTCGCCGCCGGCCGCCTCGATGCTCTTCGACCACATCTGGATCTCGCTGGCGCTGCTGCCGTAGTAGCTGGCCAGGTCCGTCCAGTTGTTCGCCCGGGCCGCCGTCTCGCTCAGCAGCTCCCACAGCTGTTCCACCGCGCCCGTCATCTGGTCGATCAGGCCCGTGAAAATGTTCTCGATCGCCGTGCTGACGCTCGCGCCGGCGCTCCCGATGCTCCCCAGGGCGTCCGCCACGCTCTTCGTGGCCACCGTCGCCTGGGCTGCGTTCGCGTTCACATTCTGGAAGCCGCTTCCCACGCCTTCCAGCTCGTTCTGCATGTTCGCCAGCGTGGTCCGGGCGTTGTTCAGCTTGATCTCCCACTTGGCGACCTCTTCCGCGTTGTCGCCGTAGTCCTTCTTGACCTCGGCCAGCGCCTGCTTCAGGGTCTTGACGATCTTCTCCTGCTCGGCGATCTGCTGCTTCAGGCTCTTCGCCTTCGCCTCGGCCTTCTGCTGCTCGCTGGCGTTCTTGCCCAGCTCCGCCGTCTCCGCCTTCAGTTCGCTCTTCAGCGTCCGCAGGTTCCGCTGCGCTTCCTTGATCGCGGCGTTGTACTGTTTTTCCCCTTCCAGGACGATCCGCTGTTTGATCTCTTTGTCCGCCACGGTCTCAACTCCTTAAAAAAGCGACATGCCGGCCCGCAGGGTGACCAGCTTCGCGTCGTATTTCATTCTCATCATGTACATGTCCAGGATGTAGCCCAGCAGCATGTCTTCCGCCTGTTCGTGACTGATGCCGGCGATCAGGGCATATCCGTAGTATTCACGGCACCGCATGCCCCGCCGGCTCACCCGTTTTTTGCGTCATACTCCGCCGCCAGGGCGTCCTCCGGCTCGTCGTCCGCCTCGTTCCCGCCGACCGTCTCCGCATGCATCGTCTCGTCCATCGCCAGCGCCATCGCCTTGCTGACCTCGTCCAGGTCCCGCAGCGTGCAGTTGTCCAGCACGTCCTCCGGCACGTCCGTCGGCAGTTTCCGGGCCTTCTGCCCGGCGTTCGCCAGGATCACGAAGATCTTCCGCACCATGCTGATCTTCCGGTCCTTCCGGAAGTTTGCCAGGGCTTCCTTCAGGTCCCCGTATTCGTTCTCGATCTGTTCGCTCGCCCACAGGCTCATCCGCAGGTCGTATTCCCTGCCCTTGATCTTGATCGCTGCCATTGTTTCCTGTCCTCCTGTCCTTTTTGTTGTTCTCGGATAATAAGAAAAGGCCGGAAGGCCATCGCCCTCCGGCCTCTGTTCCCCGTTTAGGTGGTGCTGATGTTCGCGTGGCCCTTCAGCCAGGTCTCCGCAGCCGATTCGGTCATGCCGCTCTTGAAAGCGTAGAACACCGTGTCGCCGCCGCTCGACAGCTGCACGCCCACGCCGTCGCCGCTGATGCTCTCATGCTGGAAGGCGGTGCGGTCCCGGCGGGTCTCGCCGGTCTTGCCCTGCATCGCAAACTGGATTTTGTAGATCCAGTAGCCTTCCCAGGTGACCGTGCCCTTGAACCGGCTGGCCATCAGGCAGCCCGCGCCCACGAAGGGCGGATCCGCCTCGCTCAGCTGCAGCTCGCCGCTGCTGCCTTCGATCATGCCCAGCACATCCTTCCGGATGTTGTCGTTGTTGTTCACCAGTTCCAGCGCCATGCTCACCGCGGTCGGGATCTTCTCGCTGTCGATCAGGTGGCCGTCCGCGTATTCCTTCTCGTCCGTGCGCTGCTCGTTGATGTCCACCTTCGCCAGGTAGTCGTCCAGCATCACGCCGGTGCCGTAGACGATCGCCGCGCCGTCGCCGCCGGACGTATACTTGGCATACGTGAACTTTTTGCAGGTTGTAATTGCCATTTTGTTCCGTTCCTCCTTTAGTTATTCAGCTCGGCGATCAGTCTGTCGCTCTCGGCCTGCATGGCCTGAACGACTGCCTCTTCCGTCGCTCTTTCGTCCCCGGTGATAAATTTGTCCCCGGTCAGATTCCGCCGCGGGTTCTTCTTCGGCCGTTTGGTCGTCGGCCGGCTGCCCTTGCCGTAGTTGATCACATAGGCTTTCGTGGCGTTCCGCACGCCCTTCCGGTCTTCGCCCTGGGGATAGACATCCACGCTGCCGCCGCCATAGAGCTCGCGGTATTCGTTCTCTCCGATGCTCTCCAGCATGTCCCGGTTCCGCATGTGCTTCGCCTTCTGCGTGTTTTCCGACATCCGCTTCTCCGCAGCTTTCGCCCCGGCTTCCACGATCTGTCGGATCATCGGGCGGCCCATCCGGTTCAGCTGGCTCTCCACCAGTTCAAACCCGTTCACGCGCATCGTCGCCATCAGTCGCCCTCCTGCTCTGCCGGTTCCTGATCCTCCGGATCCGGATCCTCGTCCTCTTCCGGAAGCACCAGCGGACCGTCGATACTCAGGATCCAGCGCCACATCACCTTGTCCAGGTCGTACAGGTACGCCCGGCTCGCCAGGCGCCAGCCGATCTGCTTCTCCGGGCAGAAGTCCCGCAGCACGCTCTGGACCCGGCGCTTCACGCCGCTCCCGCGGTCGCTTACGCACACCCAGATGTCCGCCGTCAGGCTCTGGTCGATCAGCTCGCCGTCGGCCCATTCCGCGTCGTCCTGGCCGCTCAGCTCCACCGCTGCCCAGTCTTCCGGCCGGTTCGTGTCCAGCACGTCCCGGTCGAAGGTGATCTCCGGCACGCCGTCGTTCAGCGCGTCGATCAGCTCGTCGATCAGGTCATACTGATCGTATTCCGTCTCCGTGCTCATCAGACGCCGCCTCCCTTCACGCTCCGGCACTTCAGCCGCAGGTAGTCCCGCATATAGCCCAGGTGGTTCACTTCCAGGATCCCGTAGGTCTCCTGCCCGTGCCGCACCCGCCAGGTTGTGTCGATGTCGTCCCGGAACCGGATCGTGAAGGTCACGATGTCTTCCGCGTTAACCGCGTGCGCCTGGAAGAATTCCCGGCCGCTCACGTCGTTCTTCGCGGCCATCACCGGGTCCGTGTTCTGCTTTACGAAGGTCGTGTTCCGCCGGTTATGTTCCCCGGTCGTGGTCACCGGCTTCAGCAGGTCCACCGGGTGCCGCAGGTCTCCGGCTTTGATCGCCATATCCCTGCCCCCTTACTCGTCCGCCGGCTTCCGCAGCTGGTGCACGCTCGTCACGATGTACACCGGGATCGCCGCGTTCGCATCCGCGTTGCCGCGGTTGTCATACATCCAGGCAGCCAGGTTGCACACCCAGAACACCCACAGGTCGTTCGTCTCGTCTTCGGGTACGCCCGCCGCCTTGTACCACTCCACGGCCGCGCGGTAGCACATCTGCAGGACGGTGTCTTCCGCCGCCGGATCGGCTCCGGCGAACCGGCGCACCATGTCCATGATGTTGTTGTTTTCGGCCATGGTCTCACTCCTTGTTTTTCTGGTCTGGTCTTGCCGGCGCGGCGTCACTCGCCCGGCTCCGTCTCTTCCGCTGCTCCGCAGAACAGCCTCAGCGTGCAGTCGTTCAGCTCCCGCCGGCACGTTTCGCACGCCCAGCCGATGAAGTCGGACATGGCCAGGATCCTCAGCTCCCGGCCATGTCCGCCGCATAGCTCACACGTGCCCGTCCTGCGCGCCTCCGCTGCGTTCACCGGTCTCAGGAAGCCGGTGTCGCCGCGACCCACTGCCCGCTGCTGTTCACCGTCAGCACCTTGCCTTCATCGGCGTCGGTCACCGCGGGCAGCTGGCTGGCCGGATCGGCTTCGGCCCATACGCCTTCCACCACCGTCAGCACCTTGCCGTTGTCCCCGGAATCCACCGCGGGCAGCTCCTGCAGGATCTCGCCCTTGTCCCATTCGCCGCTGCTGTTGACCTTCAGCACGTCGCCTTCATCGGAGACAGTCACGTCCGGCAGCTCTTTCACGCTGGGGGTCGCGCCGATCTCAGCCGCCAGCGCGGTCAGCGCCGCGGCCCTGTTCTTGTAGCCCATGCTTTTCCCTCCTGTTTTATTCGTTCGGTTGTTTCTGCTCCACCGGCATCCTGCCGGATCCCGCGTCCCGCAGGATCCGGGGATGCCTTCCGGCGCTGCCGGATCAGGTCAGCGCGAGCTTCCGGGCCACCACGGCCGCGGTGTCGAACTTGCTCACGCACAGGCGGGCGATGCCGCGCACTTCGGTGCTGTCCTTCGCCCAGGCGTCGCCGCCGACGTCGGTGCTGGCGACCTCGAAGCCGTCCTTGCTGAACAGGGTGGCGAATTCGCGCATGTCGCCGATGTAGAACGGCGCGTAGCTGTTCGTGCTCAGGTTGGGCAGCTGCGCGTCGCTCACGGACACGACCCTGCGGCCGAACATCTTCATCATGGTCGCGTTGGTGGGATCAGGCTGCAGCAGGCCGCGGCCGTTCAGGTCCACCATCTGGTCCAGGGCGTCGAAGCCGGTCTGGTTGGTCAGGATCACGGCGGAAGCGCTGATCGCGGGATCCAGGGTCTTGTTCAG